TCTAACAGTATCAACATAAATTTGTGTTGTACCTGCTCCAATAGGTTGTGTTACAAAAGCAGTAGGGAATACATCTGGTTCTAATTCAACCCTATCCTTTCCAACTGGTCTATTATTAACAATTAAATCACTAGTTTGTTTTCTCCAAGTAGCAGGTCTTAATAGACTTATATCTGTTGTTATTCCTATTCTATTATAAGGAGTAGTAGTTACACTATCAGAACTTAATGATGTAATTCCTATAATAGTTCTTGGTTCTTGATTTAATCCTGGTCCCTGTGGATATCCATTATATAATTTCTCTGGATTATTCTGAATATCTATTGAATCTCCCTTCTTGATAGTTTTAGCAACATTTAATAGTGCTACATCTATTCCAGGAGTTCCTTTATAGAAAAGAACATGTATATAATCATCAGCATTAGGAGCAGTTGAGAATACAATAGAACTTCCACCACTACCCAAGTTATATGCATATCCTGGTTTCTGAAGAAGACCATTAACAAATATTAATAGAGAATGAACAGGACTTACATCCCAACCAGGAGCAGTTTTAAGTGAAACTGGTTTATTACTAACTTTCATCTGGAAGACTGTTCTAAATCCATCCAAATCAGTACTAAAATTATCTAATGCTTCAAGTTGTCCAAAATGCCATCCAGAGAATTCATCAGTATGAATCTTCTTAATTGTAAGTTCAAAATCTCTATGAGTAGTAGAACTTGTGGTAGGAATACCAGTTGTTCCACCAGTAGCAACAGTTAATATTTCACCATTACCAAATCCAAATCCCTCTCTCTTAACTTTAAAGTCAATTACACTACCACCCATTCCAACAACCATATCTACTGATGCACTTTGTCCTGCTCCAGTAGTAGAATTAGGATCATATATTAAAGGAATGTTAGTGTAACTCAATGGAGCATCAATTACCACTTCTGGTGGGTCATTTCTCTTAATAGTGACCACTGGTGCAGCAGTAGTAGTACCAATACCAACTGCAGAACTAATAGTGTCTCCAGCACCAATAGTAAATTGACTTTGACCAACACTAACTACAGAAACATTAGCAATTAAAGTAACTTTATTAGAAGGTGATGCATTAGTAGTTTGAGCAATAGAAATTATAGACCCTGTATTAATTCTACTTGTATCAGCAACACCTATAATTGTAGTTCCTGCAGCACCAGCAGCAGTCATAAAGGTTGTAGAATCAGTAGGATAATAGGTGTAACCAGTTCCAGTATTTGTAACAGTAACACCTGTAATATGTCCATTACTTATTGTTGCAGTTCCAACTTTAAGGAAACTAGCAATACCAACTCCATAAGTTTGAACACCAACACTCACAGAAGTTTGAATACCAGATCTATATCCAGATCCAGTATTACCTATACTAATAGAAGTAATTGAACCAACACCAGAAATAATAGCAGTACCACCAGCAGAAATTAAAGGTTGATAACCTAATCCACCAGTAGATCCAACAGAAAGAATCTTACCACCATTGGGATAATTACTTCTATTTGCGTTCTCACCTAAAACAGTATCAGTTGGTCTGCGATATTGAGCAAGAGATGTTTCTTCACCAGTAAATGTAACAGTAGTAATACCAGAACCTTCACCAAAACTATAATTTCCTTGTTGAGTACTTGCAGGTTCTTGGAACATATCATTAATCAAGAGTACTCCATTATAAGTAGAGAATCCTAAAGCATTAGTTTCACTACTACCCAATCCAGTTGTAAGAGTGAAAGCACTCTGAATTCCAGTGAATTGATCTGAAATATCATTGAAAACTGCATTAGTAGTATATGTTTCCTTAGTAGATCTTGGAGGTGCAGTTCTAGTAAAGATTCTACCGTGGAAAGTAGAATGAGTAACAAGACCAACCCAAGAAGTCTCATCTGGATCTGTGGTAGTTGATAAAGGAGTATTTCCTTTAGGTGCTTGTGCAAAATGAAGAGTATTTAATGCAATATTATAATTTCCACTCAACTTAGTAATAACAGATCCATTACTATGAGCTTCCACAGGAGTTCCTAATTGACCCCTCAATAAAGTTAGATTATTCCCGTTAACACCTACATCTAATACTTTACAGATCTCGTCGTCTATTTTAACTAAGTCCGCAGCGGCAAATGACGTTATTCCAACTACAGGAGTATTCTGTCCAAATACTATAGCTGCAGATAAAGCAGTAGTAACAGCAGTTCCTGCAATAGGAGACTGAATCATATTATCAATAGTTATTAATGATTTGGAATTCTGATTAGTAGCAGTAATATGATGAGAAGTTCCTATACCAACTGAATCTAATTCAAATGTCTCTGGAACCTGTTGTAAAGCCTTAGCAGCACTTTCAGCAAATCTTAATCCAGAATCGGAGAATTTAACAACATATAATTCATTAGGAAGTTTAGTTGTAGTAGCACCACCAACAGTAGCAGCTTTAATTCCTACAGCATTAACAGTACTTGAACCAGTGTAACTATAATTAACCTTTTCTCCTGTAACAAAGTAATGATCAGGAATATCAACAGTATTATTAGTTAAGTTAATTCCATTACCACCTGTTCCAGCATCAGTAGAACCATCAAATATTCTTCTGAAGATTTGTTTCTCATTATGCTTTAAGTTAAATGCTGTTTGAAGATCTAACTTAGTTCCAACATATCTACCAAATTTACTGTACCATTCTGTATTATCTAAATCTAAACTAGGTGCTAAAGGAATATTATCATAAATCTGCATCTCAATACCAAAGGTCTTGACATGGACAGAAGCACCAGCTCTAGGACTATAAGTTATATCTACACTATCACCTACCAATTGAGCATCAACTGTTCCTAAACCAGTAGTATTAAGACCGACATTAGCATAATCAACAGTCACTACATTAGATGCTGAGTTTAGAACAGCAACCTCAAAACACTCATACTGACCACTGGAAGCAGCATTAGCACCCTCTACAGATACAAAGTAATATCCAGTAGATGCTTTGAAATCAAATCCAGAACCATCTGTTCCATAAGATGCTATAGGAGTAGCAGTAGACCCTACACCAACAGTTTGTTTATTTGAAGTAAGTCTACCAACATCTAAAGTTACAGATCCAACACCAACAGAACCATATTTCTCTAAAGCAATAAAGGAAGCATTTGCTGTAACAGCAGCACCTACTGCTTCATGGAAATCTAATTTAACATGACCACCTTCAATTGTAGCATAATAGGTTCCAAACCCAACATCTAAAGAATCAGGAGAAAGACTATTAGTAAGATCTCCATATTGGTTAAGTGCTACCTTAGTACCATCATGAATTAGGTTAAATTCACTTCCCACAAACTCTTGAACATTATTTTCAAGTTGAACCATAATATGAGCAGCTCTATAATCTACTCCAAATTCAACAACATTTTCTCTTGCATTAGCACCAATATTAGCTTGTGAATCACCCAAGTAACATGAATCACCTAAAGCAGTACTTGCTACACCAACAATATTATCTTTAACACTTAAAGAAACACTAGAAATATCATATAAATTATATTCATTTTTATTAGGAACAAAAGTTAAATCCCAACCTTCCTTCTTAGGAGCATAATCAAAAGTTCCTAATTCTGGATATGTTTCTACAGTTGCATACTCATTGATATATGCAACATTATCATGCTGAAGAAGAGAAACAATAGAGAATTGTCTTTCATCAGAATAAGTTTGATCTTTTACTAAAGTAAAGATTTTGTTGAATACATCATTATCAGTAAATTCACCAACAGTAGAGAATTTAGTAGGTCTTTCTCTATCATTAAATGTAGCACTAAAGTCATCTATATCAAGTGCTCTATTTCCAATAGACTGATAATAATCAGTAATAGGTCTATTAGCAAATAAAACTTCTTTCGAAA